TGTCGCAGAAAAATTTATGCAACATTCAGAGTATCAGGTTTATCGCATAGATTCAAAAAAAAGACCTGGCAAGAAATTTAAACTTCTTCCTCTGCAAAAAACTCATGAAGAATATGAGGAGAAGTGTCCTTCTTTTAAAAGGTTTTTTGGAAACATCACCGATGAGTGTTTGTTTGTTTTGGCCGGCGGCGGAAAAATCACCGGAGCCGCGCTAAGGATCTTGCAGCAGTTAAATTCAAAAAGTGTGAATATTCTCTACATACGTCCAGATATTTCTCTTCTATCGGAAATTAAAAAGAGGCGCGAGAGATTAGTTTTTCACGTCTTGCAGCAGTATACACGCTCTGCTCTTTTTAATAAAATGTATGTTGTCGACAATAAAAAATTGCAAGAAATTTTAGAAAATGTGCCTGTTGTAGGTTTTTACGACAAGCTGAACGAATTGATAGTGTCGACGATGCATATGGTTAATTATTGTAATAATACAGATGCAGAATTCGATACATTTTCAGATTCGCTGGAGACTGCGAGAATATCGACTTTTGGCATATGTGACGTAGAAACAGGCGAAGAAAAGCTATTTTATGATTTACAAAAACCTAGAGAAAAGCTATACTATTACTTGATAAACCAAGACAAACTTGAGGAAGAAACCGGACTTTTGGGACACATAACAACTCAAGTTAGAGAGAGGTCAGATGAAAATATTAGATCCTATTTCGGGATTTATTCTGCAGACTATGATAATGATTACGCTTGTACAATTGCAAACTCTTCAATGATACAAGACGAATTTTTTATTGACGTCTGATTAATTGTTACTATAATTTCAAAGAAGCTAGATGTCTAGGACATTTGCTGGACATACTATAATTTTAAAAGGAGAAAAATATTATGGCTATTGATATGGATAAGATGCGCCAAAAACTCGCGGCGCTCAATAATCGCGGAAACGGAGGAGGGAACAAAGAAATGTTCTGGCGTCCTCAAGATGGAGAAACTACAATTCGGATTGTCCCTACACAGGATGGTGATCCGTTTAAAGATTATTGGTTTCACTATAACGTAGGGAATAATCCTGGATTTTTGAGTCCCAAAAAGAATTTTGGTGATGATGATCCCCTTGATAGTTTCGTCCGAAGCCTTTTTAACGAAGGTACTGACGATAGCATTAAAATGGCAAAGAGCCTTATGGCCCGACAGCGATTTTTTGCTCCCGTTCTTGTTCGTGGCGAAGAGGAAAAAGGTGTGCGCGTCTGGGGCTTTGGTAAGATGGCTTACCAAGAGCTTTTGAGCCTCGTGCTCAATCCTGACTACGGTGATATCACCGACGTTGAGGATGGAACTGATCTTGTGATCAACTATGGAAAGCCTCCAGGGGCTCAATTCCCACAAACCAGCATTACGCCACGCCGACGTTCGTCTGGTTTAACAAAAACAAAGAAGGAAACCAAAGAGCTTCTTGAGCAGGTTCCTGATTTCACTGATTTGTTTGAGCGAAAAACACCAGAGCAGGTTCAGACCATGCTTGATGAATTTTTGCTCGGTGAAGAAGACGCAGAATCTTCCTCTAAAGAGTCGACTCGTTACGAAAAAAAGTCTGAAGAGACGAACTCTGTAGATAAAGCTTTTGCTGATTTTCTTGGTTAGTAAACCAAGGCCGCAGGGAGGCACGGGCTTCAGGTGCCTCAAATATTCATCCTGTTTCGTGAGCTATTAGCTGTAGAAATGGGTTTAACCGCCTACGGGCAAAGGAGAAAATAATGAATATGACCGCTTTAAAAAGCATTCCTAGCAATGTTGTTAAAAAACGACCTGGATTTAATGGACAGGGTGAGCTAGATTTGGATTCTTTAACTAGACTCCATGAACCGGAATTTAAAGATGCAACCTTTTTGTATTTTGAGTTTACGGATTTGGAAGCCGTTGATACTGATACCGAAGATTTTTGGAATGTCGGTGTTCGACGTGAAAACGCTCAAGATTCGGATAGGATCGCCTCCTATCAAAACTCTTTTAGCAAGAACAATTTTGATATGACTTTTTGGCCACCTTCTAGAGATACTGATGGAAATTGGCTAGATGGTCGAGGAAGAATTTGTGCTGCTAAGAAAAATGGCGAACGCTGGATTCCCACTGCCGTTTATAGTCGCAATGACAGTTCTAAGAAGAATACGGTAACGAATGGGTTGATTAGCAACCAGCAAGACCGGCCACAGGCCCCGGCAACCTTTGAAGATTATGTGACTGCTGGTGTATATTTGATTCACAACAAGCAACTGCAAAATCAGAAAACTGCAATCGATGCTTGGCTATATAAAGATGTCAATATTGAAAGAGTATATGATAATTCGATCAATGGACAGATTACAAGATTAACTAATAAGATCATGTCGGAGGCCAAAGAAACTCATTCACTTGTTTTGAAAAAGTCGACAGACCAATGGAAGACTTGGATTGAAAAACATCTGGGACTTAAGAAAAGTGATTATGTGTTAGTCAACACTAAAGATGTTACGTATACCGAACGCCTTTGGTGCAGACACATCATGCCTGCCGTGGAATATGGCGAAGACCCAGTGGATATCATCTTTTATTCATCAGAAGACAATCCAGATGCATGCAGGAGCGGATTAAAAGATTCTGTGGAGTTCTTAGAAAAATTCTATAAACTATCTTTTAAATTGGTTAACAGTCAATTATCTGGTATTGTTTCAATTAATCCACCAGATAACAGGCCGTGGAATGTTCTCGGAGCTGTACCACAAATCGTACAAGAGCATCCAATTGCTGGCTCTGATTTGATTAAGGTGGATAGATACTAAGATGAAAACTCCATTGAGATATCCAGGTGACAAATCGCGCGCCATCGAATCGATTCTGGAGTATGTTCCCAAGGATTGTGGGGAGCTTTGCTCCCCCTTTCTTGGGGGCGGTTCTGTTGAGTTAGCGCTAATTGAGAGGGGTGTTAGAGTCCATGGTTACGAGGGTTTCGAGCCGATAGTTTGGTTTTGGCAAGCCCTACTAAAAGATCCGGAAAGACTAGCTAATTTAGCAGACTCATATAGGAAACAAAAAACATATGAATATCAGGGTAAAAAACTTAAAAAACGTGGATTGCCTGAAAAAGTTTTCGTCAGATTAAGAGAAGAAGTGCGTTGTGCCCTTCAAAAAGGACACCCATTTAACTTTGATGTGGCAGCTAAAGTATATGCAATCAACCGCAGCAGTTTTTCCGGAGCCACCTTTTCAGGTGGGTTTTCCGAAAGAGCATCATACGCTCGTTTTACAGATAGCCAGCTTGAATATATAAAAAAATTCAAAGCTCCAAATCTTACTGTTAAGCATGCAGATTTCAAGAAATCTTTAAAGAATCATGATTGCTTATTTTATCTCGATCCTCCGTATTTTCTAGGTGACGCACGTAGTAAACTGTATGGAGATGTTGGCGATATGCATAAATTTTTTCCTCATTTGGCTCTGTATTCTGAGCTAAAAAAGAAAAAGAACTGGATCTTGTCTTACAACAATTGTGATGAGATAAGGCACCTCTATAGAGACTATGAAATTCATGACGCATCATGGACATATTGTATGACCAATAGAGAGTCTTCAGAAATTATTGTTACTAATTTATAAAACCGCAGGGAGGCACGGGTTATAGGTGCCTCAACTCACAAATATAAGGAAATAAAAAACATGAGTTTGATTAAAGAGGGACATAATGTGAAGGTCCATTATAAAGGCACATTAAACGATGGAACAGAATTTGATAATTCCAAAAACAGAGGCACCCCTCTAGAATTTAAGGTTGGTTCCGGTCAGGTTATCAGTGGGTTTGACAGTGCTGTAAAGGGCTTGGGACTTGGAGAGGTAAAAACTTTTACTTTGCCCCCCGAAGAAGCTTACGGAGAGGTCAATCCCGATGCAATTCGAGAAACTCCAAAGGCAGCGTTTCCCGCTGACTTTGACTTCTCAGTTGGCACAACTGTTCAGGGGCAAAATGGATCTGGTCAGCCGCTGACAGCAAAGATTCTTTCTGAAACGGAAGACAGCGTGCTACTCGACCACAACCACCCTCTAGCAGGCGAAAGTCTTACTTTTGAAATTGAAGTTATTGAATACGATGACTAGAGGACCAAGGAGGAAAAATGGCAAGGAAAGCTAAAAAATTAGGAAAACTCAGCATGGATGACATGCGAAATCTTATCAACAGGAAGGCCGGTTTGGACGTCGCTCATGACTTGCGGGAGGAGAATCCGACTGAAGTAAAGCAGTGGATCCCAACCGGCTCAACCTGGCTTGATAGTATCGTTTGTCGTGGACACAGAGCTGGGATCCCTGTGGGGAAGGTCACAGAAATTGCAGGACTCGAAGGCGCCGGAAAATCTTGGATGGCCGCGGAGATTGCCGCCAATGCCCAGAAAATGGGCATTGACGTTGTTTACTTTGATTCTGAATCTGCAGTAGATCCAAGCTTACTTACGCGCCTAGGTATTGATTTAGATAGATTTTTGTATGTTCAAGCATCAAGCGTAGAGTTTGTGTTGGAGACAATAGAAGAATTGTTGGGATCTAATGACAGTCAAATGTTATTTGTTTGGGACTCGCTAGCGCTGACACCTGCAATCACAGACGTGGAGGGTGATTTCAACCCTCAGTCTTCGATGGCGGTTAAAGCTAGGATTTTGGCAAAAGGTATGTCAAAACTTACCGTACCAATTGCAAACACGCAATCGACTTTGTTGGTGCTAAATCAGTTGAAGACAAATATTGCATCCAACCCCGCACAAAGAATGGAGATTATGACAACACCTTATGTCACTCCTGGCGGAAAAGCTATGCATTATGCGTATTCGCTGCGTATATGGTTGACTGGTCGTAAAGCAAAATCTTCTTTTATTATGGATGATGGGGACCGCGTGGGCTACCAAGTACAAGTTAAGCTTGAAAAGTCTCGTTTTGGGACTTCTGGCCGGCGTTGTCACTTTAAGATCATGTTCGCCGGCGACGTCGGCATCCGAGATAAAGAGAGTTGGCTTGAAGCGCTAATAGGATCTGAAAGTCTTACTCAGTCGGGCGCCTGGTATACTCTGCACTATGAAGACAATACTACTGAAAAATTTCAATCAAAAAATTGGGTTGAAAAAGTGGATAGTAGTGAACGTTTTCGAGAAAGAGTGTTAGAGTTGATAGAAGAAGAGATTGTTCGGAAATATCAAAAGAAAACTGAACAAACCTCTTCATAACCCTCCATAAAGCCCCCGGCGAAAGTCGGGGGCTTTTATACAAATTATGTGTGTATACATACTATTTATAATGCGAGGGGCACGAATATGAATAATAAAGATGAATTTAAAAATTTAATAAGAGAAGAACTTAAAAAAAGCGTTTACGAAGCGGTTTGTGTTATAAACACATCAAAAAAAGAATTTTTAACTGACATTTTGACAATGATTCGAGCCCTACCTGGGGTCACAATTGTTAATCTGGCCAGAGCTTCTGAAGATGTGTCTAAACAAAAAGAAGCTGCTTATCTAAAGATTAAGTTTATTCCTTTAATCGTATCGTTAGAACAATATGTTAAAACGCTTGTTAATAAAGTAAGAGAAATACGTGGTGTTTATTCTTTCCACGTTCAACAAGTAACGACTCATGCTCAAAAGCAGGCGGAACTTGATAAAAAAAGAGAAAGAAAGAAAAGACTTAAAGATAAGGGACTAGAGAGGATGATTTGACAAAAAGATTATTGCTGATTGATCAACTAAATTTATTTTTTAGATCGTATATAGTTGATCCATCATTATCGACCAATGGACAGCCAATTGGCGGACTAAAAGGGGTGATAAAGTCGCTCCAAAAAATTATAAGAGAGACTAAGCCTGACAAAATTATTATTTGTTGGGACGGACAAGGCGGCTCGGCCCGTAGAAAGTCCATAAATAAAAACTACAAGGAAGGGAGAAAGCCCCCTCGCCTCAACAGAGGTATACGCGTTTTGAGTGAAGCAGAAGAAGCCACTAATAAAGTTTGGCAACTTCAACGATTAGCAGAGTATTTCAACTCAATGCCTTTGGTGCAATTTATGTTCAGTGGCGTTGAGGCAGACGATGTTATCGCTTATTTATCGAAACACAAATTCTATGAGGATTGGCAGAAAGTAATTGTTTCTAGTGACAAAGACTTTTTTCAATTGCTGGACAAAAAAACTGTTCTGTACAGACCAGTACAAAAACAAGTTCTTAATATGAATTACTTAATTGATGAATATAACATTCATCCAAACAATTTTGCCCTCGCGAGAGCGATGGCTGGAGACAAGAGTGATAATTTGGAGGGTGTAGGTGGTGTCGGACTGGCCACTGCCTCGAAAAGATTTCCTTTCTTAGCAAATGAAAGATCTATCACTTTGACTGAGGTATTGGATCATTCAAGAAAACAACTTGAAAGCAAGAAGCTTAAAGCATATGAAAATATGGTTTCCAATAGCGATGTGTTGAAAAGAAATTATAAGCTAATGCAACTCTATACGCCGATATTGGATATTAATTCTAAAAAGATTATTCACGAAACAATACAAAAAGCCAAAACCGAATTCAACAAAACAGAAACTATTAAGATGATGGTACAGGATGGTTTTGGCGAAATCAATTTCACTGAATTGTTTGTATACTTCAACAAATTAGTAGTTGACCAGCAAACAAACGATCCTATATTATCCAAAGGGTGATTAAATGGATGAAGAAAACGTTAGCTTTTCAAAATATGGAAAAAGCTTCCAAGAATCGTTAGCACAGCTAATATTAGAAGACAGACCTTTTTGCGATCAAATTGAAGAGGTTATTGACATAGGTTTTTTTGAGTTAAAATACTTAAAAGTCTTTGTTGGTAAGGTGTACGACTACAGACAAAAATATGGGGTACACCCCACAAGAAAGATTATGTCTTCTATAATAAAAGCAGGTCTTACAGAAGAGGATGAAGCAACACAAAAGCAGGTTAGAGATTATTTTGCTAGAGTTTTGATAAGAAGCGTCGAAGGCGAAGCTTACATCAAGGACACTTCTTTAGATTTTTGCAAAAAGCAGAATTTAAAAAATGCAATTTTAAAATCTATTAACCTGCTTAAAAGTTCATCATTTGATGAGATCAAGCAGGTGATTGATGACGCCCTGAAGCTTGGTATTGACAATAACTGCGGGCACGACTATAAAAGGGATTTCGAAATGAGATACTTGCTCAAGGCCAGGAACCCCGTCAGTACCGGATGGCCAATTGTCGACACTTTAATGAGAAAAGGCTTGGGCAAGGGCGAGCTTGGTGTAGTAATCGCACCAACCGGCGCAGGCAAATCTATGGCACTGGCTCATCTCGGGGCTCAAGCGGTAAAGGATGGCAAAAACGTAGTTCATTATACATTGGAGTTGTCTGAGGAAGTAACCGGGCAAAGATACGATAGTTGTATTAGTGGAGTTGGATTGCCGGATCTTCGATCGATGAAGGATTTGGTATATGAGAAGGTGCAAGATGTGAAGGGCTCTTTGATCATCAAGGAGTATCCAACAAGATCAGCTTCTCCGAATGTTGTGCGCTCCCATTTAGAAAAATTAAAAAAAAGAAATCAAGAAATCGATGTAATATTAGTAGATTACGCCGATTTGCTTAGGCCCAACAAAATTTATAAAGAGAAAAGGAATGAATTAGAGTCTATTTATGAAAACCTACGCGGCCTCGCGCAGGAATTCGAATGTCCGGTATGGACAGCATCTCAAACAAATCGTTCAGGTTTAAACGCAGAAGTGGTGACAATGGAATCAATCTCTGAAGCATTCAGCAAATGTTTTGTTGCAGATTTTATATTTTCTCTTTCCAGAACAATAAAAGATAAAAACAAAAACACTGGCAGAATTTTCATAGCTAAAAATAGAAATGGCCCCGATGGATTAGTCTATCCAGTTTCGATGGATCCTAAGAGGGTATTCATCGATGTCCTCGATCCAGATGATCCAATCGTGGCGGAAACTGAAGTTGCATCAAAGGAAGAACTTGATTCGTTTATGAAAGAAAAGTGGAAGAGTTTGCGAAACAACTATAATAAAGGGGAATAAAATGGAGTTAGAAAAGAAGATTTTGTCAGATATAACGGTTTATATGAAATATGCTAGGTATTTGCCCAAGAAAAACAGAAGAGAGAGTTGGCAAGAACTTGTTACAAGAAACAAGAAGATGCATATAAAAAAATACCCAGAGCTAAAAAATGAGATTGAGGCAAACTATAAATTTGTTTATGACAAAAAAGTCCTTCCCTCAATGCGGTCAATGCAATTCGCCGGCAAACCAGTTGATGTCGCTCCGAATAGAGTATATAACTGCGCATACCTTCCAATCGATGACTGGAGGTCATTCAGCGAGACGATGTTTTTGCTTTTGGGAGGCACAGGCGTGGGATATTCGGTACAGAAACACCACGTAGAAAAGCTTCCAGAAATAAGAAAGCCCAACAAAAAACGAACTCGAAGATACTTGATTGGTGATTCAATTGAGGGCTGGGCCGATTCGGTAAAAGTATTGATAAGGAGTTATTTTGAGGGAATGTCTGACGTCAGGTTTGACTTTTCAGACATTAGACCAAAGGGAAGTCGACTTATTACTTCGGGCGGTAAAGCTCCGGGACCACAGCCTCTTCGTGAGTGCTTAGTTAAAGTTAAGGGAATATTGGATGAGAAAGAAAATGGCGACAAACTTACGACCATCGAGGTACATGATATTATATGTCATATTGCAGACGCTGTACTTGCCGGTGGCATTCGTCGCGCTGCTCTTATTTCTCTTTTTAGTGCCGATGACGACGAGATGCTCGCGGCAAAAGTTGGTAACTGGTGGGAAACAAATCCACAAAGAGGTAGGGCAAACAATTCAGTTGTCTTGATGAGACATCGAATAACGAGAAAGTTTTTCATGAGCATATGGGAGAGAGTGAAGGAGTCTGGAGCGGGAGAACCTGGGTTTTATTTTACCAACGACAAAGATTGGGGAACCAATCCCTGTTGCGAGATTGCATTAAGACCATATCAGTTCTGCAACCTCACAGAGGTCAATGCCAGCGATATAAATAGCCAGGAGGAATACGATTCCCGAGTCAAGACTGCAGCCTTTATTGGCACCTTGCAGGCGGGCTACACTGATTTTCACTATCTGCGAGATATATGGCAGAGAACAACAGAGAAAGATGCACTGATTGGAGTGTCTATGACTGGGATCGCTTCTGGAAAGGTTTTAGGACTGGATATGTCGCAGGCAGCAAAAGTGGTCAAGGATGAGAATGCCCGAGTTGCGAAGATGATAGGGATCAATAGAGCGGCAAGAACAACTACTGTAAAGCCAGCTGGCACCACATCGTTAACTCTTGGAACCTCTAGCGGAATTCATGCATGGCACAACGATTATTATGTTCGGCGCCTGAGAGTTAATAAAAACGAGGCGATTTATACTTATTTGTCCATATATCACCCGGAACTCTTAGAGGATGAGTTTTTCAGGCCCCACGATACGGCTGTTGTTTCAATCCCACAGAAATCTCCAGACGGCGCCACAACCAGACAAGAGAGTGCACAATCTTTATTAGAAAGGATTAAAAAAGTGAGTCAGGAGTGGGTTAAAGATGGGCACAGGAGAGGACAGAACACACATAACGTCTCTGCAACCATAACAATCAAAGAGGATGAATGGGAGAAAGTTGGAAAGTGGATGTGGGAAAACAGGCAATGTTATAATGGTCTATCGGTCTTGCCCTACGCGGAACACACATACAAACAAGCTCCCTTTGAAGACTGTACAAAAGAGACTTATGAAGACATGGTACAGGATCTGCAAAAAGTTAACTTAACAAAAGTTGTGGAGATGGAGGATAATACTAACTTAACAGGTGAGCTTGCTTGTGCCGGCGGAGCCTGTGAGATTAAATAACAAATGGAGAAAATATGAGACCGTGTAATCGACACATTTTAATAAAACCAATTGAACAAGAAGAGAAAGATAGCGCGATGGTGCTTGTACCAGATGGGTACAAGGCCAAAACAAACCCACATATCATGGCCACCGTAATTGACTGGTCCGACGATGTGGATCTTCCTCTTTATGAAAGCGCAAAAGTTCTTGTTAATTCTGCCATGGTGGAAGAAATAAAGATAGGGGATAGAAAATACCATATGGTATTGGAAAATTATGTGCTAGGTATCGACAATTAAAGGGCTTTTAATCTTAATGTTAACTACTTATTGACAGAATTTCGTACTCTTGCGAGGGATAAAAAATGTACTCAATTATAATTGCCACTTTGATGGCCACAGCGACCGTATCTACGCCGACTTTAGAGAAGCCGGTTGAATATTTTGAATTAGCAAGACAAGCTATTTTCAATTGTCCAAACAAAAATTCTCTTCAGATCAAGCCCACTGTTGTATTCGATCTCATTGAGGTAGAACGCAAATATAAGGTGCCTAAAGATTTAAGAGGTATAGTGTTGACTATGAATTGCTTGGAAAAGCAAGGGCTTTTGAAAAAAGGGCTCAAGAAATTAAGACATTGGAAAGGGGGTAGTACCAAAGAAGTCCGCGCCCTTAAGCTTTTAGACACCAAGTCTAAAGATCTGGTAAAACACTCCAGATTCAATAAAAACAACTTTAAGAAAACTGCTGATGTCATGCTACGTCGAATAACCACGAAAATGCCCGTTGGGCAAAAGGGACCTTTGAAAGAAAAGTGGCTGAAAGCTTGGATAAAAAGTATACAAGAAAACAAGCCCAATAACACGCCTGAGCCCAAAAAACATCTGATTCTCCTTAAAAAATGGCACGAAAAAATAAAGAAAGAAAAGAAGAAGAACGTCGTGGCCGGGTGCACTTGTTAAGGAATCATGTTTACAAACAACAAGAAGTAGTTGTTGGAGGAAACTTAAATGCCCTTGTCTATGCTTACAAGAAGGGTTGTTACATCATCCCTAATACTCTGGATTGCCCTTTCGCTTACGACCCCGCAAGCCTTGTTGGCGATTTGGGGTTAAAAAGCTTTAGCGATCAAGAAGCATGGGAGTTTATGTCCTACAGCCTCAATCAAAAGGGCTTAAATCCTTTGGGCTCTGCTGTAAAGCAAATTCATGTTGATGAAGAAGAAAAGATGCTCAAAATCAATGTCGGGAAGCCAAGTTTGATCAAGGTTTCATATGATAATCTTCGAATATTCGATACGGTGAATGTTGGCGGGTTACCTGCAGGCTATGAAGGAGAGGCAAAAGGCTATCGTGTGTTTGACTGGTTTGATGTGCGATCTGGGATGAGGCACAATGTTGATCAGATAATCGATGAAGAAAATGACTTTGTTAAAAAGATTTATTTTTATTTATCTGATAGGATCGATGGAAATCGAGACAAAAAAGATATGGTGGCCGAGTCATTTTTAAACAAAGAGCAAATACACGATATTGAATATTCTGATTCGATATCTAGATTGAAGGCGATTAAAATGATGAAAGACGCTGGAATTAAGGGAAAGAAAAATGGTCGTGGTAAGTTTTTATCTATTAAAATTGATTTATGGAAGAGAGAAATTAAAAAAGTTAAAAACCTGAAAAGTTTTAAAAAAGGTGATATAATTCTTGATGGAAGATCGTGTGAGGAAATATTAAATGAGTTTTCATCTTGCGGGAATAATACCGGTAGCAGGACAGGCGCTTGATTTCAACATGCCATGGCACGATGCCATGATGCCTGTTGGTCCAAATTATTTGGCAGTAGAAAGGAGCGTTGTCGAGTGTGCCAACGCTGGTTGCGAGACGATATGGATTGTTTGTGATAACGACGTTCAGCCTCTTATAAGGCATCGTTTGGGTGAATATGTGCAAGATCCTGTCTGGGTTATGAGAGAATATTCGCCCAAGAAAGGTGATCATAAAAAGCCAATTGCAATTTATTATGTACCCCTCAACATTAGAGATAGGGGAAAAAAAGACTGCTTATCGTGGAGTATACTGCATGGTTCTTATATCGCAAACAAGATATCTTCTAAGATGAGCACTTGGTTGAGTCCAAATAAATTTTATGTTTCCTTCCCATATGGATATTATGGACCAACTTTTGTGAGACAACACAGATCTATAATTTCAACGGAAAAGAATTTTTTTGTATCTTACAATGGTAAAACTGTGATTGATGGTGAGTATTTGGGATTTACTTTTGGCAAGAAAGAATACGACCAATTGTTAGAAAATTTCAGAGCGAATTATTTAGATAAAAGCCACGAGTCTAATTTAAATTTTTCTTTGGAGGAGATATTTAGTGTATTGGATACAAAACATTCAAGCACAGCCGAAATTTTAAATTATTGGAAAATAGATAATTGGATAGATTATTGCCTGTACATGAAAGAGCAGGGACATAGGACCAAGCGCCCGTCAAAACACATTTTAAATTATCATGAATGGAATGACATTGGCTATGAAGAAACTATTTAGTAATATGCAAATAGAGACAGAAAAACTTTATAATATCATAGAGGAAGAAGTAAATAAGTTACTTGCAGAGGATAGTCCTTACGGTGCACCTCCTAAGAGGCGTGTGTATAAAGAACCCCGTGGTCACATGAAATGCCCAGAAGGCTTGAAATATAGAGATTATGGGACTGCCGGGCAAAAAGGCTGTTGGAAGTACGATTCAGATCTAGAAGACTCTTACGCGGGTGAAGAAACACCTGGATGGGAGTTGGTCTTGAAGCACGACGAAAAAGGCAAACTCCGTCATCTCACTCCCGACGAGGGAGCTTGGTTCGCACCTGGACATGGCGCCGATTATCATCGCCCGGGTTGGAGACCACATGGTAAGGTGCGAAAATCAGATGACGGCCACGAGCGCACCCCCAAATTGAAGCGCCCTCTTATTACTGTTCCTATGAAGCCCGGGCCCATTTACGATGATGATGGGCACGTAGTGGCATATCTCAGAGTCGACCCTGCAGTCCTGAAAGCAAAAAAACACTATGTCACACTTGCTAAGAGGGAATTTTTAATGGGAATGTATCGCCGTGTAGGCGGAGTTCATAATCTAGAAGACACTGGGAAACAGTCTGGTGGACACATTTCCGGCCACGCCACTCACCGCGTCGGAAGCGACTCAGATATTCCAATCCCTATAGTATATACTGATCCGAACGGCAAGAAGGTTCACGGTTATAATTTTGTCGCGCACAGTTGTGTCGCAGGCGATTGTGTTTACCCAGGGCAACCTAGATTTAAGGGCGCCATGACCAAGAACATGAAAATGTTGTCGCCTTATGAGAAGAAGCGTGGTCAATGGCGCCTTAATAAAAGATTGGAAGACATTGGTGGCGATGTTGATTGGGGCAGAATGCATCAGATGCTAGTATATATGGCAGAGCAAAATACTGACAGGGTAATCTTAGGCCCAGCGCTCGTTAAAGGAGCGGAAGAATATTCTAAGAAACTCATTGCCCAACGTAAAAAAGAGGGGAAAGATACGACCAGTGATAATGAAATACACAAACGCCTTTTTGTAGGGGGTGGTCGAATTGTGAGTATCGACAATGGCAAGAAACTTTCTGGCGACGACCGCAGCCAGCGCTGGCACGACAATCATTTCCATGTAAGATTCCGACCACGGACTGACCCGCACGATCTAGATGCTACCGTTGATTACGAACATTCAACGGGAAGATTAGTTCCCACTAAAAAAACAAATCCCTTTGGAAAAGCTATTGATCTCGGCG